GTTCAGGTGTTGGATGTGCGTTCTGGTGAGCAGGTTGCGGTGTGGCATGGGCATATTCCGCCGGATACGTTGGCTAACGAGGTGTACAATCTGACGTTGTGGTATAATGATGCGTTGACTTGTGTGGAGTCGAATAACCACGGGTTGACGACGATCACCCAGTTGCGGCATTTGGGGCATCCGAACCTGTTTCGGAAGCGGATGTTGAATCGTTCGACTACGAAGGTGTCGCAGGAGTTTGGGTGGAAGACGACTCGTACGTCGAAGCCTTTGTTGATTGATGATTTGGGGATGGCGTTGCGGTCGGGCGAGTTGACGATCCATGATCGGTACACGTTGGCGGAGTTGCGGACGTATACGCGCAATGAGCGTGGTTCGATGGGTGGTTCGCCGCATGATGACCGTGTGATGGCTTTGGCGTTGTCGAATGAGATGCGCCAGTACGCGTTTATGCCTGAGTTTGCACCGAAGGTGGACGATTATTGGACTGTTGATTGGTTTGCGCGGATGGTGAAGGACGACCCGAATCCGGATTTGAAGATCGGTTCCCATACGGTGCGTGGGACAGTCTGACCAGTTCCTGTAGAGGCTTTATTAAGACTTGGAGGTCTTTGTGGCTAAGAATTTTGTGTCGCACACAAACGGCACTGTGACGATTGACGGGCCGAACGGTCAGAACAACAAGATGGAGCGTGGTGGTTCTGTCGTGTCTAACCCGATTTGGGATGCTGCGGCGCCGAACTCTCCGAAGCAGCGGTTGGACAGCCCGAAGTACGCCAATCAGACTGGCGGCTATGGTGAGGTCGGCATTCGTGAGACGCCGTTCAATCAGCATGGGTCGACGGGCAAGGTTGAGCCGTCCAAGCCGCAGCCTGACCTGAAGGGTCACAACGCTGCACCGCACACCAAGCGCCCCTAACGGTGGCTGTCCTCCCCCGGGAGGCTTCTTTCGTGGAGTTTCGGGACTATGTCGCGGAACACCGCGGGGACGTTCCCTGCGCTGAATTGGATGACCTGTGGGAGCGGCGTCTAAAACTGCTTGGTATCGGCTTCGCAACTGGAGTGGGCTACCGCTCCACGTTGCCCCCCGACGAGCAGCATCTGACCCGCAACGAGCGTGGTCGGAAAGCCGAGAGGGAAGCGTTGTCTCAGGGTCGGAACATCGAACGTCTGCCGGATAAGGCGTATTTCTGATGGCGCGTAAGACGCGGGTTGAGCAGCATGAGATTGTTCAGCGTCGCATAAGGTCGTCTGGTCGTTGGCGTGACGAGGAGGGCTACGACAGCCTGTGGCGTCGCATGAACGATTTGTACCGTGGCAAGCATTGGCCGCGTACCACCGCCAGCAGCGAAGACTTGATTGCTGTCAATCTGGCGTTTAGCACGGTGAACGTTATTGCGCCGTCTGTGTCGGTGAATCATCCTAAGATTGTGGTGTCTCCGACGTTGCCGCAGGATGGCGACAGGGCCACGTTTGTTGAGGCCGTCATCAATTACATGTGGCGGCATCACGATTTCCGCAATCCGTTTCGACGCGCCGTCAAGGATTTCCTGATTTTCGGCCACGGCTGGCTGAAGGTCGGTTGGAACTTTGTGGAGCAGGAGCGGTCCTTGGGGAATACGGAACGTCAGGAACTGGCAGAGGACGCCATGTTTGAGGCGAACCTGTTCGGGGCGCAAAATCCCGAGTTGGCGGGTGGTTTGCCCAGCGACGAAGAGTTGACGGCCATGATCCCTCAGACCAGCATGTCGGTTGTGGAGGATCAGCCGTTTGTGGAGCGGATCTCTCCGTTCGACATGTTTGTCGATCCGGAAGCGACCTGCATGGCGGACGCTAAGTGGATCGGCCAGCGTGTTATCCGACGCTTAGAGGACGCCAAGACGGACAAGAACTATAAGCCGTCGGCCCGGAAGCGGCTCACCGCCGACGCAATGCTGTACCCAATGTATGAGTCTTCTAGCCGTCAGGAACGCGAAGAGTTTCTGATGGAAGAGGAACGGGTAGCGATATACGAATACTACGACATCGCTAATAATACGATGAGTGTGTCGTCGCTGACTGGCGACGAATTCTTGGTGGATCCAATCCCCATGCCGTACGCGTACGGACAGCCGTTTGTCATGTTGCGAAACTATGACGTTCCGGACTATTTCTACCCGATGGGTGATCTGGAGGCGATTGAGTCTTTGCAGTTGGAGTTGGACAAGACCCGCTCCCAGTTGGTGAACGCCCGCAAGCGTTACGCCCGCAAGTACCTGTATCACGAGCGTTCGTTTGGGCCAGAGGGCCGGGAGGCTTTGGAGTCCGATCAGGACGGGCGTCTTGTCCCCGTGGTGGACGAGAACAAGCCTTTGTCGGAGGTCGTGATTCCGATGCCGCAGACTCCGCTTTCGCCGGAGGTGTACAACACTTCAGCGATTATCGAAGATGACATTGCGGCTGTTTCGGGAGTGTCGGAATATGCACGGGGTCAGTTCCCTGAGATTCGTCGCACGGCGACTGAGGCGAGTCTGATTGCCGATGCGGGCAACGCCCGCGCCGCTGACAAGTTGGCGATTGTCGAACTGGGGATTGGGCATGTGGCCCGTCGTATCATTCAGTTGATGCAACAGTTTATGACTGGTGAGCAGGTCGCCCGGGTGGTGGGCCGTGGCGGCGAAAGCCTGTTCGTGACGTACAACCGTGATGACATTGTCGGGGAGTACGACTATTCGGTGGAGGGCGGTTCGACACAGCCCACCAACGACACTATTCGCAAACAGCAGGCCGTTTCGTTGTTGAACGCTATGGCTCCGCTGGTGGGGACCGTGATCGACCCGACAGCACTTGCAAGACATGTGCTGCAACGTGGTTTTGATATTAAGGATCCCGACAAGTTCTTGATGGAGCAGGCTCCGATGATGCCGGAGGGTCCTGCGGGGGCGCCAGCGCCTCCGGGGATTCCGGGCGGGGCGGGTATGCCGATGATGCCTCCTGAAGATTCTTTCGCACAGACGGGTGGCGTTCCACCAGAGTTGGTGGCGCAGTTGCAGAATCAGATGGGCGTGGAGTTGGGAAGTTTATAGGTCGATTGGGACAGAGTGTCCCTAGTAGAAGAGAGCAGTCGCTTAATAGGCGGACTCTCAGGAGGCAATAAAATGGAAGATGCAACGGAACCCACTGAGGTGGACAGTCCGGATTCTTCGGTTGGGGTTTCGGAGGAACCTGCTGAGTCGTACACCGTGAAGGTGGACGGTTCGGAAGAGCAGGTCAGCCTTGAGGAACTTCGGGATGGATACCAGCGACAGTCGGATTACACCCGTAAGACGCAGGAACTGGCATCCGAACGCAAGAGGTTGCAGCAAGCCGAAGCGATAGTCACTTCGTTGGAAGCGGACCCTGAGGGGACGATGTCAGCGTTGGCGGATGCGTTCGGGGTTTCGACCAGACAGGCGCCAAAGGCGGCTGAGGTTGATCCCTACGGGGCGGCATGGGGTGATGACACTCCTGACCCCACGGAAGATCGCATTCGTGGACTGGAGCAGAAGTTGGCTGCACAGGATCGCGTTCAAAGACGACAACAGGTAGAGAAGCAAGTTGAAAACTTGAAGGGGCAGTACGGCGATTTCGACGCTCAGGATCTGTTCCAGCATGCGTTAGCCAACAAGATCACGAATCTTGAAGCGGCGTTGACACATATGCGTTATGACGATGTGTCGCGGCGAGCGCAAAAGTTGGAGCAAGAGCAGGAGCGTACGGATGCGAAACGGGATGCGAGTGTGGTGACTCCTTCGGGGTCTAAGCAGGCGGGTTCCTCTAAGGCTGCTCCGGAAAAGGTTTCTTCCATCCGTCAGGCGTTTGAAAACGCCAAGCGGGAACTTACTTCATAACACAGAGTGAGGTGACAGTACATGGCTGGTAACAGCAACTTTGACGAGATTCTGTCCACCACCCTGAAAAACTACATCCCGAAACTTACTGACAACATCTTCTCGGCTAGGCCATTGTTCTATGCCTTGACGAACGGTCAGACGATTCGGCGTGTTTCAGGTGGTGCGAAGATCGTCGTCCCGATTATTTACGGGACAAACTCAACCGCTGGTTCTTACAGCGGCGTGGATACTATTGACATTACGGCTCAGACAGGCATTTCGGCTGCTGAGTACGACTGGAAGCAGTATGCCGCCACCGTAACAATCTCCGGAATCGAAGAGGCCAAGAACAACGGCGAAGCCGCCATCATCGACCTGCTGGAAGGCAAAATCTTCCAGACGCAGGAGACGGTGATTGAGAACATGAACACCATGTTCTGGGCGGATGGTACTGGTAACAGCAGCAAGGACTGGAATGGTCTGCACCTGATTGTTGCCAAGCCCAACACGTCGCTTGGTGGAATCGACCCGACGGCTGCGGGCAACTCGTGGTGGGCTTCCACCGAGACAGACGAGAATGGCGCTTTGACACAACTTACGATGGCGAACGTCTACAACAGCGTTTCGGTTGGTAACGACCAGCCGACGATCATCATTACCACACAGACCCTGTACGAGAAGTACGAGTCGCTGTTGGAAAGCCAGATTCGGTACACTGATACCGATGTGGCTGATGGCGGGTTCCA